ATGGAACGCTCAGTTATTTCTAAATTCACTGGAAATGCGTCAACTATTGAGTTTGGCAATAATGGTGAAGGTTTTATATTGGCAAAAAATGAAGGTTTTATTATTTTTGCAGATAACTCAGTTGTTTTGGGCAGTGGAATTTACGGCATGATTGAATGGTTGGAGGATTAAATGGCTAAATATTTGCCTGATTTTAGAGTAGGTGACGACTACCCAATTGAATTGACAATAAAAGATCTGAATGGAAATGCTCAAGATATTACTGGGTATAAATTTTGGTTAACCTTAAAATCTTCTTTTGACTTAGATGACGCTAGTGCTGAATTGCAATTTATTTCAACTGTTGGAGATAATCCAAACGATCAACCTTTAAGTGGAATTTGTTTTTTATATGTTCCTGCATCAATTACTAAAGATATTCCTGCGGGAAGTTATTATTATGACATTCAACAAAAGGCTGGTGTAAATGGCGGATTATCAACGGTAATACCACCAGTTGCAGACTATAAAGATAAAGTAATTGTAGTTCCTCAAATAACGAGATCAGAACAATGATAACCGTCATTACTGAAAACAATATAATTGATATTTCAGTTATTGAAAATAATATTAATGTTAATTATATAAAATCAAATGTTGTTCAAGTTACAACAGATAATAATATTATTGACGTTTCAGTTGAAAAGCAAAATATAACTGTTAATCCAGTTGGAGAAATAATTGTTCAAGCATTTCCAGCAGGGTTAAAAGGCGACACAGGGTTAAAAGGCGATAAAGGCGACACATCAACAATTCAAGAAATTGAAGATATAAACATAGATATACCACTTGGAACTCATTTTATTTATAAAAAAACAACTGATTTTAAAAATTGTATGATGTCATTTCTAGGTTTTCCAGTTGCTTATAATTATTCTGCAAAAGGAACGCCACAATTTTTTGATGCTTATCAAACTACTGGCGGTTTAAAAATATCAACGGAATTACAAAATGTCTGAAATTAAATTAAATACTTTAACGCCATTAACAGCCCCAACTGGTACTGAAATATCAAACATTGGCTCAATAACTTACACAATTAATAGCGATGCTGTAAAAATACCAATGTCAACGCTTAGAAAAGCGGATGGCAGTGATGCAATGGCTGATTTATGCAATGGTTTAACCAATGATGAACTGCGAAACTCAGCAATTGATGTTAATATTGCAACAAATGAAACAATTTTAAATATGACAAAACACTTAATTATAAATAATATTTTATTAAGTGAGCTATTAGGCAAAGGGGAAGATTCGTTAAATATGTTATTTAACGATCCAACAATTTCAAATTATTGAGGTTTTTATGTTATCAAATTCAAAAGTTGGAAAACAATCAAACGCAAATGGTTCAAATCCGGTTATACGATCATCACGAGAAGGTGATTTAATTGTTTCAGAAAATCATGGTAGATATTATCAAAAAACAGCAGAAGGCGAGGCTTTTGTAATTTCTACGCCATTAACAGGCTTGACATTAGCTGCAACGCATACAACGGCAACATTAACTGCAACATCAACGCCATTAATTACTATTTTTAATGGTGGAACATTAAACATTGCAATTAATAGAGAATTCATTGCGACATTATCTGGAACGCCTGCTTCTGGTTCTTATTGGTGGTATGTAGCAACTGGACAACAAGCATCTGCGTTAACGTTGTTAACTGATACAGGTATTAACTCACGAAATTTAATTACGGATGCTCCTAGCGGAGTTAAAGTTGGTATTGGTAAAGCATTAACAGGGTTAGTTGGTTCACTTGTTTTATATAAGCCAGTAGGATCTTTAGGAACAGTTACAGCAGGTCTTGGACAAGTAGATCACGATGAAGCTGGAGCAGTTATTGTAGCACCGGGAAATTTAATTGCTTTATTAGCCCCCGCTATTGGCACAACGCACATTGTACATGCAAGCGTTGACATTACACGAATTGAAGTAAGCGCATAACAATGTTAATTGTTGAAGATGGTACAGGGTTATCAAACGCTGATAGTTATACGTCTTTAGTTGAAGCTAATTTATATCATGCCAATCATGGAAATGTTGATTGGTCTGATATAGATGCAACAACAAAAGAGCAATTACTACGCAAAGCCACAGACTATATGGTGGCGCAATATCGTTTGCAATATGCGGGTTATCGCAGATACTCAACACAGTCGCTTGATTGGCCGCGTTTATACGTTCCATTAATTGATTCATTATCGGCAAATGTTTTTCCGCAATATGTGGATTTTGACATTGTGCCAACCACTGTAAAAAATGCGTGTGCTGAATTAGCATTGAAATCTTATACAGCCATTTTAATGCAGGATTTAACACAAGGCGTTATTCGTGAAAAAGTAGACGTTATTGAGGTGGAATATGATAAATATTCACCACAGCAAACACGCTATGCTCAAATCGATGCCATGTTATCCGTGTTTTTTAAACAACAGGGTAATGATATGTCGAGATCATTGGTGAGAACATGACACTTGATGCTCGCGCTCGCTCTACAGCAGATAAATTGCTGGATAAGTTTGGCAAATCAATTACATTAACGTCAATTGTTGAAGGTACTTATGACCCAACAACAGGGGAGTTATCGAGCGGAACAACAACATCAACCAATCACACTGCCGTTATCAAAGACTATAACGGAATTGATTTTATTAGCGGTGTAGTGCAAGCAGGCGACAGAAAAGTAATGATCGCGGCATTAGGCGCACCAACTCCACAGCCAGCCGATAAAGTAACCGTTGATAGTGAAGTTTATCAAGTGGTGGCGGTTCGTCATATATGGTCGGGTGAATTACCCGCGCTTTATGAAATGCAGGTGAGAAAATGACAGGTTCAATGTCGCAAATTGTGGCGCGTGCTAATGGTCACGTTGATAATAAAATACGCGCTGCAACAAGTGAAGTGTTTAAGAATATTATTATGATGACACCAGTTGGAAATCCTAGTCAATGGAAAAATCCAGCGTCAGCACCTGAAGGTTATGTTGGCGGCAATGCTCGCGGAAACTGGCACTGCACAATCGGATCGCCTTTTGTAGGTGAAGACCGTACAAGTACAGTTGAAAAAATACAATCAACAATTCCACGCAGGGCAGGCAGTGTTGTTTACTTAACCAATAACGTGCCATATATTGGAGCATTAGAATATGATTTTCATAGTAGGCAAGCACCGGCAGGTATGGTGCGTGTATCTGTTGCATTATTTGAAGGGGTTTTAAATGGCACTAGTTGAAATCCGTACCGCATTAGAAACAAAACTCAATGCACTAACGCCTGCACTTGCAACAGCTTGGGAAAACGTGCCGTTTACGCCCGTCGTTGGTACAGCATATCAGCAAGTTAATTTAATGATTGCAGATACATTAAACCCAACATTAGGAGGCAATCACTATCGCGTAAAAGGATTTATGCAGGTAATGTTATGTTATCCGGCTAACGTAGGCGCAAAAACAGCAGCAACTCGCGTCGATTTATTGGTTAATCATTTTAAACGCGGTACAAGTTTAACAAACGGCAGTGTAACTGTTATTATTGACAAGACACCATCAATTGCACCGGCATTGATTGACGGGGTGCTTTATAAAATTCCGGTATCAATTTATTTTTCAGCAGATATTTATCCATAAGAGGTTACAAAATGACAATTGCACAAGGCGTTAAAAAAGTCGTATCGTACAAAAAACAAACTGGTTTGGGTTCGCCTGCATCAGGTTCTGGTGGTCAAGAATTAAGACGTGTTACCAGTACAATTAACTTAACTAAAGAAACATTCCAATCAAACGAAATTCGCCCAGATCAACAAGTTGCTGATTTCCGTCATGGTTCAAGACAATCAACGGGTACATTAAGCGGTGAATTATCAGCGGGAACATATAAAGACTTTTTACAATCTGTATTGCGTAAAGACTTTGTTGCGATTTCATCATTAACAGCGGCTGCTGTAACTATTGTTGCATCAACTGGCGTTATTACATTCCAAACAGGCAACCCGTTAACTGGTGGTATTAAAATTGGTAACGTGGTTCGCATTACAGTAGGCAGCGTTAACGCGGCTAATTTAAATAAAAACTTATTGGTGACTGCTGTAACAGCAACCACATTAACGGTTAAAACGTTAAACGGTAGTGCGCTTGCAGATAATGCAACATCGGTTACTGGTGTAACTGTTGCTATTCCCGGCAAATACACTTATGTGCCAGAAACTTCACAGACACAGGATTATTACACGGTTGAGCATTGGTTTTCAGACGTTGCACAGTCAGAGGTTTATACTGACATTATGCAAACCAACGCTCAGGTTAAAATCCCTGCTAATGGTATGGCGACCATTGAT